GCCAGTGGCTTAGCGAAAGTAATCTACTCTCGCATACAGAGAAGGTGACAGCTCACCAGATGAAAAGGCCCTTTGAGGAATTAGCATCACTAGCCCCCATAGATCGTTTTAGCTTTTTTAGCCATAGAATTATCGCTTGATAGCTCCATGTCCGTAATTTGTAAATCCATTGAATAATTAGAACCTTGATCTGTTTCGCGCATCGATGCGGAACAAACTTCAACTTTAGCGTGTAAAATCAGTTCTGTGCCAATCTCTAAAGTTTCTTGAATACCTAACTTTTTCAAAGTGTCGTTGTCTAAATAAATTTTAAGACCATAGGGATATTGTTCTTTTGGATATTCTGCTAACTTCATTTCTTCGTTTTTCTTTTTTGAAGATTTCATGCTAACCATTAAATACGCCCCTTAGTTAAGTCTGAATTGTTTGATCTTCTGTGAGTAATTTCATTCTCAATCGCCGCCTGTGCTTCTGCAAGTTTTTTCTCGAACAATGAATAAACATTAGTCTTAACTTGTTCAGCATCACCAGCAACTAAGCTACCAGCTACATAAAAAGCCAGTAAATAAGTCAATGCCATAGCATATTTGATAGGATAATTAGCAGATGGAAATTCATTAGATATAAACTCTAAACTCGCGCCATCTACGTTTGAAAATATCAACATACCTTCGCTGTCAAATCCAGTGTCGAAAGATTGTTGAGCATCTACGATATTTACAGCGTCGAGATCGCGCTGATCGAAAATAACAGAGTTTGCTGCAAAATAAGGTATCTTGATCGCATGAACACAAGTCGAAGGATAGCGATAAGAATAAGACCACTTATCGTTAGGATTCTCTTCGACCAATGCCAAATCGTTTATCACCTTTGCAAACCTAGGCTTAGCCATAACTAGCAATTCGCTTTTAACAAACGGCAACCATCTCTTACAAGCCTTTGCTTCTTTTGAATTTTCATCCATATCAGAAATGCTTACAGAAATGTTTAAATGATTTAAGGCTAAATTCGACAACTCTGCGTCGGTCATTATTTAAACCTTCCAACGCCTATAACAGACACGTTAGCACCTGTGGTAACTAGCCATGAACCACTTACTGACATAACCCCTAGTTCAATAACTATTGGTTTTAAGTCGGGCAAAGTTCCTGTTTTAAAAACTGTTATTGCTGAACCGCCGCCATCTTGGATGGTAACAGTTCCAGCAGATACAGTCTCGGGAACAACAATCAATCTTTCGAGAATATCTCCTCTGTTGTAAGTTCCATTCGAGCGCGGCCCTAGAGCCTGACTAGATTGAGATGCCGCAACTGTTTCATAATCACTTTTCGGAATCTGAGCCTGAGATTCAAAACTTACAAAAAATAACAAGAACAAACATAAAATAAATTTCATATATTCTCCAATTTAAAAAGGGGCTTTTACACCCCTTTTATTTAGATAACATCTTCGTCAGATGCCTGAGATCCGGAACCACCAACATCACTAATTAAGCCGTTTTCTTCAACCTCGTCTGAGAACTCATCCTCATCTTCTGATTGATTTCCACGATTAGTAACTGCTCCATCCTTCAAAACAACTCTGGCTTCTTTGGTGTGCTTTTTGCCTTTGGCAGCGATGTTCACATCCTTACCAACTTTTTCAAGCTGGATAGTAGATTTTTCGCTGTCAGAGACTTGTTTCATCCAAGAGCCTAATTGTTCTTTTGGGCTAATCATTACTTTTTCTTGCTTAGTGCTGATTATCTCGCCTTTGTCATTTTTTGTGTGAATTTGTTTGTAACCCTCTTTGGCTACCAACAAAAACACATGACCAGCTTCAACAATCGAATTGCCGTAATGGCCCTGTTTAAGGGCCTTTACTTTAATAGGTTTCATTTCTTTATTCTCAGACATCTAATTCACTCCTTAAGAAATCACGATAGCGTCAGCGTAGTTGTATTGCAAGTCAGCATCTTTAATGATCTGAGCAGTGAAGCTGCCAGTCGATAAGTTACCATTCGCAACTGTGTAGTAAATCTGCGCGTATCTGTAAGGCGTTGATTGAAACGAAACTGGAATAGCATAACTAACGCCGGCTGCGGTAGCAGCAGGGATCGTTACCAACGTCTGAGAAGCATCAGGAGTAAAAGAAGTTGTTGAGTCATACTGTAAAGCCACCGCAACTGTCGAGTCTGAACCCAAATCAGTCATAGCGACATCTACAGTAATTAAAACAAACAATCTTTCGCCAGCACCAAAGTCTCTAGCAACACCTAAATCTAAGTAGTCAGTAGAGGCAGCAGAAGCCGTTACGGCCTGAGCTGCTGAAAATTTTAATAAAGCATCTGTAATCATCTTAAACCTCGTCTTTCTTAAGATACCGCAGATTCAGTTTCTAACAACTGATCTACTAATTTAATTGGAATACCTCTGAAATGTGGAACAACCTTACCATCTACGTTTTCGTAAGTAAGACCACCACCAGCTTTAACAGCATCCATGCGTTGAATGTCTAACATCTGTAAGCAAGTTCTGTTCATATAGAACACTAACTTCACACCTTTTGTAGATGGGATTCTGTGAACCGCTTTAATCATCAATCTGACTAAATCAGCCGCAGAAGATTCACCAACAAGGTTAGAAATATCGATGTTCGGAATACGAACAATAAATCTCCAATCTTTAACCGCTAATCCACATTTCCATTGGAAGCGATCTACGAAGCACATTGACTTCGCACCAGCAACACCGCCAGTAGATTGAATTAAGATCTTACCTAGATCTTCATGCTGTAAACCAGCCTTAGAACCTTTAGGGAAGATGCCATGAACTTTATTTTCAGCCCAACCGATCAACCAGATTGAAGAGTTGTCTGAACCCGAACCACCGCCAGCAACGATGTTTTGCGCGTTGTTAGCAGATAAGCTCGAATAACGAATCGCTAAACCTTGGAACTCAGTCGGAGCAGTACCTACGTTTCCGTAAAATAAAGTCTGAACGAACTCTTGGTTCATAGCTTCGTAGAAGGCCATGGTTTCTGATAAACGGAACTCAGAAGAGTTGCCATTTAACTCAGCTAGATCAACGTCTAATTCTGAGTAAGCCTCAAGAATACCGCAACCTTCAACGATCTGAGCTGTGCTAGATTTAGAAGATTGAATGCCGGCGTTCAGAGACTTCCAGTAAACAGTCGGTAAACCTGTGCGAACAGTCGTTTGGTGACCAGTCGGCAAGTTACCTTGCACCCAAATAATATCTTCTAAAATATCATTTGTTTGCATTAAAAGTTCTACGATTGCCGCAGTTTTGCCTGATGGGTCCAATCGTTTAGCCCAATCAAGCAGAGTTAATTTTGTAGCATTTAAAGCTGCCATGTTTTAAATCTCCTTTAAAAATTTAAGTTCCATAAATAAGTTGCGCATGACTCTTAGGCTCATTCTTAGCCTCAGATCCACTTGGAACCATTTTGTCGTTTAAGCCAAGTTTTCCTAATTTATAAAAAAACTTAACAACGTCAGGATGTGATCCCAAACCTGTCTCATTGAGAAAAGTTCTCATAGAAGCAGGAGCGTTTTTATATCCTTTTTGTGCTATCTCAACAGACTTAGCATACTTATCGCCGCCCAATTCTGGATCAGCTTTAACTTGTTTTTCCCATTGAGAAACTGTTTGTTGAAGTTGCTTCTTTTGCGCTGACAAATAACTGTTTACAGCTTTGTCAGATAAACCAAGAACAGCCTCGGCTTGCTCTTTAGTTAGTTTATGCTCTTTTGCAAAAGCCTTAACCGCATCCGCATCTTCTTTAGAAAGTTTAGAGTCTTTAGGTAATGTAACCTCAATTTCTTCACCTTCTTTTTTTTCATCCTTCGACTCGTCCTTAGATTCATCTTTGGCTTCGTCATCAGACTTTGATTCATCCTTAGCTTCGTCTTTCGACTCATCTTTAGATTCATCAGATTGAGAATCATCCTTGTTCTCAGAATCGTTTTTATCTAAATCATCGCCTTGCGCTTCGGCATCAGAATTAGATTCACCTTTGCCATAAATTAAATCTGCCGCAGACTTAACTTCTGACTCTTTATTCGCCGAATCAGCATTATTTGATGATTGAGCTGATTCATTGTTTTCAGTTGTCATTTTCATTCTCCTGTTCAACTTTCATTGACATAATCTTTAAATAGTCGCTAGGGCTGACTTTTTGCAGTTTATCCAAAATAAATCGGCCCACATCTGCTCTGCCAGTAAGATAATAGATCTCGCTGGAAGTTTTCATCGGCGACGACCATACGCCGCTAAATTTTATAATTTCAAAAAGTAGTCGTTGCCCTTCTGGCATGGATAATACTTTGCGCACATCGAGACGACCTTGAGCTGCATCTTGCATTTCTTTTTTAGACTTCTCTTTTTCAGCCTTTGACAGCTTCTCTTGCTTTTCAAAGTAAGATTCCAACGACTACTCCTTGCTTATTAGTTCAAATCGTCCGAAGCATCTATTCTTGAAGTACAAAACCAATCTGTACCATCATAAACAAACCCAGTAACATCTCCCGATGCCAAACTAATATCAGTAGTTCCGCACTTGATTCCGCTAGAAGTTACGTCCAAGCTAACAGCTCCCTGAGAGTAAAGTAAAAATGCTTGACCTGTATAAATTGCAGCGCCATCAAAATCAGTAATTGTATGAGCTGAATTTAAAAAAGTTTTAAAATAACTTGCTCCGCTATCAACCGCAGGAGTTGTATCGCCAGATGCAAAAGTTTCAGCAGATCCAAAAGACTGCTTAATTGAAAATGCTTTCCCACTCGTCTTATCGCAAGCCATACCTTGCTTACAATTCATATCGACAAAATTTTCACCAACACGCGATCCGTTTGATTTAACTGCAATAGCAGCCATCGCACTCATCGAAAACGTAAACATCATTAAAACAATCATTAAAATTTTCATAAAATCTCCTTTAAAAAAATAAATTAACTAATTACAATCTTACTAAACATCTAACCACTAACCGCGCCTAACATTCGAGATAAAGCATTGTCTCCATCAACGTAAGCATCAGATAAGTTCTTAGCTGCCTGTGATCCTTCTAGTAACAACTGTTGTTGCTGTTGCTGTTGCATAGCTGCCAACTGTTGTTGTCGAATAATCGCAACTTCTTCGTCTGTATTTACTATATTCGGATTTACCCCAACTTGTTCAGCATAATTATCAATAGTCTTGTCTATATTAACTTTATCTTTCGCTTTAGGATCAAATTGCGCTACTTGTCCTACAAAAGATAAAAATCTCTCAGTAGATGAAATACCAATCATTTTTTGCGCTTGGCTCATCATCGAAATATACTCAACCTTGATTTCTTGTCCTCTTAATTCTCTTGGTATTGGCGGCAACAAACCATTCTTAAGATGAATTTGAAATGCAATATCGAGTAATGGATCGTTCAAATCTTGATTCAACTGTTCGTATGTAGGCCCTAGAGCCAACAACTTCTCATCTTTAATCTCATAAATCTCAGCCGCAGTAGTTCCAGACTTTCTCTCCGCTCTTGCAAACGCCAAGAATAAAGGCTTATGGAACGCCTCTTCGATGCGAGTTCTAACTTGCTCCTGTTTTTCTTCCAATTCTCTGACAGAAAAATTGATCTGATATGCGGCCTTGATAGGCTCTTGCGTTCCTCTACCATCGGTAACAACATGTTCACCAGCCATTAGCTTGCCATTTTCAGCCTTACCCTTAAGGTTAGCTGGCCCATAAGTAGGTGGATTGACTTGCTTGTCAATAGCCTCAAGTGAGCGCATCTCGCCAACTTGCAACTGCTTAATATCACCAATAACGTCAATAGCAGGGCACGAAATACAGTAAACATCCTCACCAGTCACAGACCAGCGCGGAGCTAGAATAGGGAAATAATCATAACCCTTTTCTGATAAATACTTATCGCCATCGATGTCAGCCATCTGGCCCGACTTGTAACTTCCACTTTCATAATAGCAACTGTAGTATTTTTTGTACTTAGATACCCATTGAGCTTTTTCATGGTCATAATAATCATTAGGCTTAATAACGTGAGTGATCTCAATTCTTTCTTGTCCGTTGCCATTCAAATACAAACTCTTAACTTGATCTGAGAATATCTCCCAATTAGTCACGCGGCCCTGATCGTCACGCTCTCCCCATGTATCAACCATTTGTTGAGCAGTATATTTAAACTTTCTAACAAACGTATTGACCATGCCATCAGAATCACAAGCAATCATAAATGAACCGATAGGGAATGATTTAAACTTCATTACCTTATCATCATCTTCTTCAACGTAAATACAGCCTAAACCAAAATTGCCCAAGTCCTTGTAGCACATTGGTAGCACTTTATATAAATTAGACCGCAAAAAAGTCATACGGATAATTTCTTCAACTTCATCTAGCCAACGCTTAACCGCACCCACAGACATCAACATTCTGTTAGAAACTGCTAACTTAAACCATGGCCTTGCCGGCGAAGTAACTCCACTCATAAGGCCCGAAGCCAAGATATTCGCACAACTTGTCGCCGTTGAATCGATGATTTTTAAATTTCTACGATCTCCACGATTAACGTCATCTACGAAAAAACGACCTCTTGCTGGCAAAACATAGTCATTTACATCTTGCCAAATTGGAAAAAAACTTTTGGCCTCAATATCCAAAGCCTGAACTAAGCTGTTTAATCTTTGTCTTTTCGATGGAACGTAATCGTTTATACTCATCTAACCACCCAACACAGTCTTTAATCCTGATGCGTTCATCATTGGTACAGGTTGAGCCGCAGCTTTTAATTGTGCTGCTTTTTGATCTCTACGTTTTGACTTAAACTCTAACGCTTGCTTTTCCCTAGTATTCTGAGTATCTAAATTTTTCTCTAAAATTGTCTGCTGTTCTTGTTGAAACGCAATCGTCTTATCTGCCGCTTCTCTTGCAGTAACTCCGGTAACATCTCTACCAAATTGATTTATCTCGTTAGATAATTGACCAAAATAAGAATCTTTCACAACTTTAGCCATCTCTAGCCACCTTTTTTAAAAATGATTTTTCACTTAATTCATATCCCATTCTCTCTAAAGCAGAATCTTTTATTCCACTGTTAGGCAAAACACTCATCTGAATATAGTCTGCTTTCGGAGATCCTATATTCTCGAATGAACTAAGTAGATCGTAACCAACGCGAGTTCCGCGATAACTCTCGGATACCCACCAAAATTGCTCAGCAAGAACGCGGATGTTTGGATTAAAATGATGATTAAAATACATACCACAAATAAAGCCAACCATCTCACCAGACACCTCGGCTACTAAAAATAAATCTTCTGTTATCATTTTTTTAAACAATTTATCTTTGTATTCTTGCGGTGCTAAAAACAATCCATGCATCGACTTATCAAACTCAGCAAATTTAGCTAGTTCAGACATGATCCATTTTGAATCATTTTCTGTTGCATATCTAATAAGTGAAGCTCTCCCAAATTGGGATAAATTTTGAGACATACTTAAACAATGTACGTTATATGTAATTTAATCAATCTAGGTCTTGGCTATATAACTATTCTTAATTTTATATTGACGAACCAATCTCTGTCAGAATAATCTAATAACAGGTCTCGTTTGTTAGCTGTTTCTCGATCTCTCTGGTTTACCCCTCTAGCAATAGAGGGGTTTTTAAATCTCACTTAACGAAGTAATCACTTCTTCCAATAATCCCCATTCAACACTGAAAACGGATCGTATTCTTTAGGTCGCTCTTTCATCTTTTTAAACTGATTAACTATCCCATAAGGATCATCTGTCATATTAACACTATCTGGCTCCGCAAAAGTCAATGCCAAAGCATCGCTTCTGTCCGTAGACCAACCCAAACGCGACTTAATCTCATCCTTACTCTCAATGATAATTTTATCACCTTTAAAGTAATAAAACGGCGCACACAGTTCCTTTTTCAATTCGTCGTCTTTAGGTATAGAGCCGCCTCGCTTAATCCACTTAGCCATCTCGTACCACATTTGCGCTCTCATATTAAAATACTGAGGGTCGCTTGCCTTTTCGTTAAAATGTACTTCTCTGCATCTATGACCAGCTTCATACATTTTATCAACAACACCAGCACCAAATCCACCTGTACCATCGACAAATTCGCGCTCTGATCCCCATTTCAATTTACCAGCAATAACCCTATCAGCTATTTCAGTAGTCCTTGCGTTTTTCATCTCTACAAAAGGAAACGCAACCAAACCTTGTCTTGGAAAGATAATCGTCGAGTCATCACCAAACCTAGCAACGTCTATCCCTAGTCTTTTTTGACTCCACTTATAGCTATCTTCTTTAACCCATCTGTTCACCGCAGCTTCTACTTCATCTGGACCTAGCAGCGCATTTAACGAAGTCGGTGGAAACTTACCCATGATGTTAATTAGAACGTAAGGATGATCTTTGCCATACTGCTGAATCATTCTTCTCGCCCAATTTATATCAACTCGCGGAGTTCTTTTCGGATCGTCAGGATCAGACGTAATTTCGATAACGTGCCAAATATGACGACCAGTTGTGCAGGCGTTATACAATGGCCCACTTGTTTTAGTTGGATTCCCTGCCATCACAATCTTACACTCAATACCGCTAGTTAAACCAGCCTCGGCAGTAGCCAAAATACCATCTGGTATCTCGCTTACCTCATCTATCAAAAACATCATGTAATCATCATGCAACCCTGCTAGTGCCGCAGCTTGCTCTTTAGGATCAGCAGACTTGCTGTAACTTCTGGCAGACATATACCAGTTAGCTGCATAATCTTTATGAAAAATCCTTTTAGCTGTCCATTTAAACTGACTACTAATGAACGGACTTTCAGCCATCCACTTAGCCATCTCTGTCCAAAGACCATCGCGCAAATTATCTTTACTAACACTAATAGCCGCTATCTTCGGTGCTGGCCTAGTACATAAATAATGCCAACCTATCCATGACAATATCGTAGTTTTACCGCATCCTTTTGATGCTTTCATCGCTAAACATTGCTTCTCGCCGTATGCGCGCAAAGTATCTTTCTGCCATTCATCAGGTTCAACTCCGAAATTATCCCTAACAAACTGAACAGGATCATCGCGCCAAACTCTTATAGCCTCACTGATAGACTTGATCTCGCGTTTGCCAACGTGCTCAACTTTCGGAACATTGCCTATCCAGCCTTGACCAGCTTGCGGCTCTACAATCGCCATCTAACAGTCTCCCTCAAACTCACGATCGAGAACGTCACCATAAGAACCAACTCCACCTCTAGGCAAATCTGGAACTTCTACTGTCACAACCATATTCGGCATCGGAGCTATACCTTTTATCTTCTGCCATTTACCTATCAACTCTACTCTGCCATTCACACCAGCCAAACTATAGATATTTGTAAGATGATATTTTAGCCCCTTAAGCGATAACCCTAACCTTGCTGCCAGCGCAGCCTGACTTTCGCCATTCAAAGCCGCGTACATAACTTCGGCACACTTCGGAGTCATCGGACCAAACTCAGTTTCAACTCTGCTCTGCCTCGGACGACCAGCTTTCCAACCACTACCTACACCTCTAACACTCATCAGACCCCCCCTCACCACCATCTGAATTCTCTACACTCTCATACTCAACATCAACTACATCTGTAGGCTTGCCCATCTTCTCAGCAGGAACACCACGCGCACCACCAATAGCCGCCCTCTGTATCATCATCTTCTTGATTTCACTCAACAAGTCTTTCTCAGCTTCTCCGCGACCGCGCTCAATCATCTCATTTCTTAACTGCACAGACCTATCAATACTCTTGGTCTTATCCCATAACTTCACTTTCTTAACGTACCCACTCAACTCACCATCTTCATCGAAAGTCTCCATAACTTCAAATCCAGACACCACAGCACCAGCCTCATCTCCCCACTCGTTCGGCGGCTTAACAGTACCTCTGTCAGTAAAAATACACCGAATATCAAATTGCGATAAAAATCTTAACTGCCTCAATATCGCTGCATCCATCCACTCATCTCTAGCCACAAGCGCAGCTTGATATATGCGCTGCCTCTCCGCGCTTTGCGAAATCCATTTTTTAAAATCACTCAATCGTAACTTCTGCATCTGACAAAACTCTATCTCGTCACCGCCATTGCCTAGATGATCGACTAGCTTATAAAGGTTTTCGTCGGAACTGAAAAAAATTTGTGAGAGTGATATATCATAAAACGATGCCGCCATGGGTTCTGGGGGGTGGGGGGTCTGTTTTTCAAAATCATTTTTTTTATCCAAAGCGTATCCTAAATCGAAATTTGTTTGTAAAATTATGTTACATAAGGCTAGAACTAATACGTTAGCTATTGCCTAGCCTTGAGTCTATTTGATACGATATGAGCGAACAGGGCAAGACTAGTCTAGGGTATAATCCACTGATAGACAGCCCGTAAGTTGGGAGCTTGTGCAAGACATTCACATTGATTGGAAAAGCAGCAGAGTCAAAAAACACGTTTATAAGGTCTTAGACACACTCTTGATCGGTGACATGGTGACCATCGAAGTAGACGACTATCGCAGAATCTCAGGCGTTATGCGCTCAATAAACAGCTACTCGGTCAGAACGCGCAAGCAATTCAAAGTTGAGACTAAGCTCAAGCATATAATCAAATTTAAGTTTGTCGGGATGATGTAGGACAAGCGCACGAAGTCGGGCCACAAAAAATACAACCAGAAAAAACAGCTTCAAAATTCTAACTGAGAATGATTCTCATAATCTTTCTTATTTACTTGTTATGTCTTGATATTATCAGTCGCACAGGCCGCGCCGCTAATAACTTATGATATAAATTGATATTCATATCATTAGCACAAAAAAATGTTCCAGTACAATGAAAAATGTTCCACATCTGCGCACTGCGTTGAGGAACAGAAATTCATATAGTGATTTCAATAACTTAACTCACTTTTTAGAAAAATGTTCCAGATGTTCCCACGAATTCCTATGAATTCCTATTAGGATGCGTAACACAGTGCGTCATACAATATATGTAAATCATATGTACATTTTTTATCAATTATACTCTCAGAGGACTTTTTACAGAACATTGGAACATATACTTAAAGTGTTGATATTGTTAATGTTTCATTTTTGACTTGCAAACAAACTAAGCGGAAATGTTCCAATTCTAGAAGAACGTCTAAGTGCTTGAAATCATTGAAGAATGTTGAATTTGATATATATTTAAGCATATTTATATTAGTTATTGTTTATATGTATATGTATATTATATGTAAATTTATTGTAGTATGTGTAAGTGTGTAAATTGAGACGTAAGGCTAGTTTAATATGACTTTATTCTGTTGGTCTATTGACTCTATCAAGTATTGTCGCTATTATGACGATATATAAACAGCGCCACAAACCAAGCGCACAAATAACAGGTAGGCAAAAGCCACTAAGGAGAAAAAAGAGATGAGAACACAAGAGAAAACACAAGCCGCCCCAAACAAATCAAAACAGGCCTTAAACGCCTTAACTGAAAGACTACTGGCCGATATTCAAAACGGAACAGATGTCTTTGCGATGCCTTTTAGCGGTAAATTGAAAGGGATGCCGAGAAATGCCGTTAGCGGCAAAGTTTATAGAGGCGCGAACTTTTGGAATGTACTAATGCAAGCTATTGATTCGGGCTTTGTAGTTAATAAATACATGACTTTTAATCAAGCAAAAGAAAAAGGATATATGGTTAAAAAAGGCGCAAAAGGTTTGCCAGTTGTATTTTTTCGCCGCCTTTATAAAGACGAGAACGGCCAAAAAGTTGAATCAGAAGAACAAGCCGCCAGCATGATACCTTTTCAGACAATGAGCTATGTTTTCAATATCGGTCAAATCGAGGGCGCAGAAGTAGAGGGCCAAACAGTTGAAGCAGCGCCGTTGAACTGCGCTCTTGACTGGCAGAAAATAGGCGCGACAGTTGAAACGCACGCCGTTGCATCGGCTCATTACAACGTGACAAAAGATGTAGTGATGATGCCAAGCGAGCAGATGTTTAAAGATGGCTCACAATTCGACGCGGCCCTAGCGCATGAGCTTATTCACTGGACAGGCCACAAATCGAGACTAGATAGAAAGCATGGAAAGGAATTTGGCGATAAAGATTACGCCAGAGAGGAACTCGTTGCGGAATTCGGTGCGGCTTATTTGATGGCTTATATCGGGAAAGAATATAGCACTCAACATTCTGCTTATATTAGAACTTGGTCGAAAGAACTTGAGCCGACAGATATTGAGTACGCTATTAAAGAGTCACAAAAAGCGGCTAACTGGATTATTGAGAGGCTTGGCGGCGTAGAAAATACCGAAGAAGCCCCAAAAAAGACCGAAAATGAAGCCGAAAAGGTAGTTAAAGCCACGAAAAAGGCCCCAAAGAGGGCCAAATCAGAGACCCCAACTGAGGCCCCAACAGCAGAGACAGATTTCAACCCAGAAGCCGATCTTGTACCAGCTCCGAAAGAAAAAACAGCCGATAAAATTGCGCGTGAGTTTTTAGGTGAGATTTACTTACAGCATGACAAATCGTTTTTTGTCGAAACAATGGCGGGCTGCATGGTCAATGTAACCGCAGACTTGAACAAAGCGCGTAAATTCTCAAGCATTACAGAAGCACAACAAGCAAGAGACAAAGAGCCTCACTTGTTGAAAGGTTTTAAAATAGTTGAAATTCACGCAAACGGCGAGCGTTACGAAATAGCCGCCTAACCGCCCCAACCTTAGACCGCGAGTCTGTAAAGGCTCGTCAGTCTCGAATTATGTATATAAGCATAATTCGGGAGTGATTAAACCGCCCAAAAGGGAAGAAAAGAGGAGAATATGAAATTGAAATTAGTTGAGTTTTATCAACAAAAAAACGGAGACATGGACTATAAATGTTTCGACGATAAAAACGAGATCGTTTTTATGAATCACACAGGCGATCAGGTCGCGCCAAGTTATTCAGACGCTAAAAAGATTGTCCAATCGGTGAATTGTCACTATGAGCTGGTTGATGTTGCTCAAATGGTTTTGGACGATCACAATTCTAAGCGAAGCATTTTACCAGAAGAATTTGTATCATCACTTAAAGAACTTTTAAAACGTGCCAAAGGAGAATAAATGAACGCACTTGAAACAATTAACTTTAAAATAATTCAATACCAAGCTGGTTATTGCAGTTCTAACAGATGGGTAATTTGTGCTTTTGGCAAAACAGAAAACGAAGCTGTCCAAAAGCTAGACGAAGCTGTTAAAGCTGCTGCACTAAAACAGATTACTACTTACGACAATTCAATGAGTACACCAGAAGAGCTTTTGCGAGACTTTAATAATATCTGTGAAAGTTATAAAAGGTATCATTTTAAAATTAACGAAATTATGGAGACAATTTAATGAACGACCTACTTTTACAACAACAAAACCTTATAGCAGCTAAGCGACTAGGTTTAATTACTTGGGAGCAGTACTTTACTGTATGGCTTGACTTACAAAAAAACGGAGACATGGACTATAAATGTTTCGACGATAAAAACGAGATCGTTTTTATGAATCACACAGGCGATCAGG